AAAAGAAAGGTGAAAGAACTTGAAAATAGAAGATATTATGAACGAATGGACTAACGATACTGTTATGGACAATACATCACTCGATAAAGAAAGTTTGAAAATACCTACATTACATTCTAAATGGCTTCGTATTCTAAGCACAGAACGACAAAAATTAAGAAGCATACATATAAAGAGACAAACACTTACTAAAGTATTAGGGGAATATTATCGAGGAGAACTGAATAACCCCGAGGACCTAGAAGAAATTAAACGAAAACCCTGGCCTAAAACTGTTATTAAAAGTGAAATGCAACACCACGTAGATGCAGATACAGACATGATAGAGTTGAATTTAAAAATGGCGTATCAACAAGAAAGCGTCGATGTACTAGATTCAATAATGAAAGAAATCAACAGTAGACAGTGGAATATTAGAAATGCAATTGAATGGAGAAAGTTCGAAAACGGAGTCGGATAGTGATATCTTCATTCAATCTTATAATGAAGTATACATAAGAATAGAAAGTAATCGCGGAATAGCTCAAGAGCTTAGTGAACATTTTTCATTTTATGTCCCAGGCTACCGTTTCATGCCAGCGTTTAAGTCAAGAAGTTGGGACGGCAAAATACGTCTCTTCGATGTGAATAAACTTACCATATATAAAGGCCTCATAGAAGAAGTAAAGAAATTCGCTACTTCACGAAACTACTCTATAGAGTTAGATAATAATTTAGATACCGCTAATGAATTCTCTATGTTTGAGTGTGGACAGTTCATACAATCTATAAAAACTAAACTAGAACCTAGAAACTATCAGATCGAAGGATTTGTTCATGCGGTTCGTAACAATCGCTGTTTATTGTTATCTCCTACTGGTAGTGGTAAGTCATTTATTATCTACTTAATTACACGATTTTATCCTCAAAGAAAATTAATTATCGTGCCTACTATATCTTTAGTACATCAACTAGAAAAAGACTTTAAAGATTATTCTGGTCAACCTGGATTTAGAACCTTGAAGATTTCAGGAGATACTAATAAAGACTGGGTGCATCGTATAGATGAAGATATAGTTATCACTACATGGCAATCTATATACAAGATGCCTAGAGATTGGTTTACTCAATTTGGTGTAGTTATAGGAGATGAGGCACATCAATACAAAGCAAAATCTCTTACTTCTATATTAGAAAAGATGCCTACTTGTAAGTATAGATTTGGATTTACTGGTACACTAGACGGCACAGAGACACATCAACTAGTATTAGAAGGTCTATTCGGCAAAGTTAAAGCCTTAGTCAAAACAAAAGAATTGATGGAAGCTAATCAGTTAGCTAAACTACATATTAAGATACTATTACTTAAATACAGTAAACAAACTTGTAAAGAGCGAAGTGGTTTAAAGTATAGTGACGAGATGGGTTTTATAGTAGGCCATCAGAAAAGAAATGAATTCATACAGAACTTAGCATTATCTTTAGAAGGTAATAGTCTTATACTTTTTCAGTATGTAGAGAAACATGGTAAAATATTATACGACTTGATAAAGAGTAAAGCAGATACAAAAAGAAAAATCTTCTTCGTGTTTGGTGGGACCGATGGTGAAACAAGAGAGTCTGTACGAGAGATTACTGAAAAAGAAACTGATGCTATCATAATAGCTTCTTATGGAACTTTTTCTACTGGTATTAACATTCGTGCTTTGCATAATATTATACTAGCTAGTCCATCTAAAAGTAAGATTAGAAATCTACAGTCTATAGGACGGGGTTTAAGAACAAACGAAAATAAAGATAAGTGTACCTTATTTGATATAGCAGACGATCTACAACACAATAAGAAAGTTAACTTCACATTAAAACATTTATTCGAAAGAGTTAAGATATACAATCAAGAAAAGTTTGATTACAAAATGTATAAAATCAATCTGGAGAAATAACAAATGGTAGATGAAGAACCGGAAACATACAGACTAGTCTATCTATCTAATAATACAATTATTCTGGGCCAACTAGCATCGTTGAATACTTTTGGAGTAACATTGAAAAGTCCTGTTACAGTCAATTGCAATGATAATAAAGTTCACTTCAGTTTACTATTTAATAGTATGACAGACTCAGAGAATTTGCCTATCAGTTCATTACATATAGTTTCATTTGCTAGTCCAAACAAAACTATTATAGACCACTATCTAGATTTCATAGATGTAGTGGTACCAACTAGTAGAAATCAATCAACATCAACAGCATCTAATACTGTTATTACTAGACACAGTAGTATTACTACTACAGTACATTAACTCTCAACATAGTAATAATAGCACTTGTCAACCCTTGTGTCAAGAGAAAAATGATAAAAAGTCATTTAAAATATTCACTTGACACAGCGTATGTGGTGTGCTACTATAATGCTTATCATAGAAGGAGAGTATATTGACTAAAATTAAGAAGATTCAGCAAAGAGAACATTATGTAGATAATAAATTATTCTTTGGAGCAATGGTCAAGTTCAAATCGGCCTGTGACGAAGCTGAAAAAGAAAACGAACCCCGACCAAGAGTACCACCTTATGTTGGTGAATGTATTATGAAGATTGCTTATAAATTATCTAATAAACACAATTTCATCAATTATCCTTTCAAAGAAGAGATGATCGGTGATGGGATTGAAAATTGCATTCTTTACATTAAGAATTTCGATCCAGACAAGTCGAGTAATCCATTTGCTTATTTTACACAAATTATCTACTATGCCTTTCTTCGTAGAATTGAAAAAGAAAAGAAAGGACTATACACAAAATACAAAGCAATTGAAATGTTTAATTTGAATAACAGTATGAGTAGTGAAGATACAGAATATATTACAAGCAGTTCTGCGGCTGCTGAGAATGCTAGTATTTTTATTCGTGATTTTGAGGAAAAGAGATTTAATAAATGACCAAACATAATAATTAAAAAAGATTACATTATTATCTTGACAAGGATGAAAAATGTTGGTATAATTGATGATAAACAATTGAAGATGTTCATGAACAATCAAATGAAAGGAGTTCGGTAATGGCTAAAGTAGTTCTTGTAACTGACACACACTTTCGGAGCAAGAAATGATAGTAGGGTGTTTGCGAAGTATTTTTCTAAATTTTGGACTGATATATTCTTTCCATACATAGATAGTCATAAGATCGACCATGTCATTCATCTCGGAGATATCGTAGACCGTAGAAAATACATAAATTATGTTACAGCAGACAACCTAAAGAAAGACTTCATTCAGCCGTTAAAAGAAAGGAATATTAAGTTCTGGTGTCTTATTGGCAATCATGATATCTACTATCGTAATAGTTTAGAAATTAATGCGTTAGATCAGTTATATGGTGTAGATGAAAATATTAATCTAATTAGTGAACCACAAGAGATTAATATCGATGGTTGTGATCTACTACTAATGCCATGGATATGTAAAGACAATTGGAATAGTACTTGGACTGCTATCAAAGAAAGTAAAAGTCAAGTAATGTTGGGCCATCTAGAGTTGAATGGTTTTGAAATGCATAGGGGTGCGGTATGTGAGACTGGGTTTGATTTAGAAGAATTCCGTAAGTTTGATATGGTTTTATCTGGTCATTTCCATCACAGATCATCTAATGACAATATCTATTATTTGGGCTGTCCATATGAAATTACTTGGAGTGATTACAAAGATCCAAAAGGATTTCATATATTCGATACTGAAACAAGAGAGTTAGAGTTTATAAAAAATCCCCATAGTCTATTCCATAAATTTGATTATAATGATACTAATATGAAGATTGAAGAATTAGACGATATGGATTTATCTCAATTTGAAGACTCTTATATGAAAGTTATTATTCAGAACAAAACTAATCCGTATCTATTTGATTTATTCATCGACCGTCTCACTAAGGCTGGTGTTCATGATTTACAAATTGTAGAAGACCTTTTTAATCTTGACATGGACAGCGAATCTGATATAATAGATGAAGCTAAATCAACTATGGAGATGCTTGA